AAACGTAAAACAATACGCATTCTAAACAAACAATATAAAAATAAATCTAGAGCTAGAAGAACTGTGTCCAAAAAAGTAAAAAAAAATAAAAGAAAAAATACAAGGAAAAATACAAGGAAAAATAATAGAAAATAAATGAAATCATTATAAATATATTTTAATTACACCGACCGAAAAGAAAAATGAGACAAAAACGTATTAAAAAATAAATTAAATTCTCATTACCCTAATCTTTTCTTTCAGTATTTATAACTTTGGGTCTATCATTCGTCTTGTGATATGAATCTTTTTCTACAAAACATAGTTTGTCTTTTTCTATTCTGTATCCATTCTTTCATTAGATACAAAATATTTCTACTTCCATTTAGGTGTCGGTTCATCAAATGGGAATGAGACGACTTACTAAACTTCGTGCAAGTTAGTAATCCGTGTATACTCACCATACCTTCTCTAAATGGTCTTGGGTTCACTCGTTGTTTGTAATAGCAAGTTTCTCCTTCTAAACAAAAACTACACATTTTAGATGTTTTGAACTCATCCACAATACATAAATTAAAATGTCTTAGAAATACTATTCCATTATATGAAAATTATGTTCGTGATATGATTAGATGAGATAATAATATAGTCTTTAAGAAAATACTTGGAGAGAATATTGACTCATGGATAAAAAATAAAAAGTATAGGTATAAGAATATAGTTTTTAATAATTATATTTATTTTATAATACATTATTGTATTGAAAATAATTCTAAACGTTGCGGAGAAATTATACATAATTATTTAAAAAAACGTGATTTATGTAGAAACCTACATAAAAAGAATGTTGTTAAATATATAAAATGGACCAATTGAATTTGAATAAAATACTAAATAGAGAAGAACAAGAAAGAGAGATAAAAAATATTTTAAAAGATTTTGAAGCTAATAAAAATAATCTTCTTTTTAAAAAAGGAATATATGTATATGGTGATCCCGGAACAGGTAAAACATCATTTGTTGTTAATATTTTAAAAGAACTTAATTATGATATTATCAAATATGATGCTGGAGATATTAGAAATACATCTGTTATAGAAGATATAACTAAGCATAATATGTCAGATAAAAATATTATGAGCTTATTCAATAAGAAAGTAAAAAAAATTGCTATAATTATGGATGAAATAGACGGTATGAATAATGGTGATAAAGGTGGAATTAATTCACTCATAAAACTTATCAGACCTAAAAAGACTAAAAAACAAAAATTGGAAGAAGTTACAATGAATCCTATAATCTGCATTGGTAATTATCGTGTTGATAAAAAAATTAAAGAACTTATGAAGGTTTGTAATACAGTTGAATTAAAAACACCAAACAAATCGCAAATATTAAATATATCTAATGTTTTATTTCCATCAATTAATGGTGATCTAAATACTAAACTGATTTCATACGCTCAAGGTGATTTAAGAAAATTAACAAATATGTATAATTTATATAAGAATAAACCTGAAGTTTTTACATGTGAAATAATTGATAATATTTTACAAATTAAATTGTATAATGATGACACAAAAAAAATAACAAATAAATTAATAAATGATTATTTTCCACTTAATGAACATAATAATATAATGAATGAAACTGATCGCACTAGCGTCGGGTTGTTATGGCATGAAAATATTATTGATGTTATTGAAAAAATGGATAAGAAAAAATCTATACCATTTTATATTTCACAATTAGACAATATATGCTTTGCTGATTATATTGACAGAATAACATTTCAAAAACAAATTTGGCAGTTTAACGAGATGAGTTCATTGATTAAAACCTTTAAAAATAATAAATTATATCATGAAACATTTACAACCAAAAATAAACATACTCCTTCTGAAATCAGATTTACTAAGGTATTGACTAAATACTCGACTGAATATAATAATTCACTTTTTATACAAAAGCTATGTCAAAAGCTAGGAATGGATAAAAAAGATTTATTTGGTTTTTTTATTGAACTTAGCAATAATCATGATAATACAGAAATTATAAATTTACTCGAAGATTATGAAATAAGTAAATTAGATATAAATCGAATTTATCGTTATATAGAAAAATATATAAAAGAAAATGCTACAGGAACTGCAGATAAAGAAATTGATGAAGATGATGATGATGAAGAACTTACAGGTTAATAATATTTACGGGTTAATAATATTAAAATAAAGCCTATCATAACCATACAATTCTTCATCTTCAGAATTAATTGGTGGACCTATTACCTGACCTAATGTCGTATCAATATAAGCATCTGATATATAACGATATGGTTCTGTAGATTTTCCTTCATAATATTCATAATCTTCTAAAGGAGATTTTAGAAAAAGAGGCAATACATTTTTTCTATATTTTTTGATTTTAGGCACAAAACATAGAAAGGGATACCAATTAGGGAGTCTTACAACTCCTTCGTAATAATAGTATTTGTATTTTTCTTTCACTAAATGTTCTAAATCTTCTCGTAACACAATTTTATATAAATTACCTTTAATTAAATCCTTTTCAGTAAGCATATTGTTTGTTTATGTTAATTTATTAAACAAATAATATAATCAATTTTTTATTTTATTTACTTCACTTCGATAGAATTATATGTTGGCTTCTTATTCTTATTTAATTCAGCTAATCTTGCATCACGTTTCTTCTCCCAATTATAAGCTAATACAGGGTCAACATCGCATGCCATATGATTAGAGTAATGTTGTGGCGACACGAAAAATAATGTGCTAGAACCATTTGCACTAGTGCACTCGCCAGTTGCCAAAATAACCTTATAAAATAGGTCTTCATCCATAGAACCAACTTTATTTGTAAAATAATCACCAGTCTCAGCATCCCTAATTTGACTTCCAGTTCCACCAGAGGTATAAATCTCGGTTTTCTTTCTATAAGGTGTTCCATCTCGTCGATAAGCCTTTCTATAAATCACATTATAACCTATGTCCTTGCGTTTTTCCCGTTCAAACATCTTTTCGACATTCAGGTCATCTTCAAAGTCATTTAAGTTTGCTGGATTGAAATAATCATATTCGTACATTTCTAAGTTCTATCATATATAATCAGTTTATCTTTAAATCATTTTAAGTAATATTTATTATAGGAGCTTGACTAGATAATTCAGTATTCTTTTCATCTTTTCTTTTTTCAATTTGAGCCATAATAAGTTGTTTAATTTTATCATTTAAATATTGCACTTGTTCTTTTAATTGATTATTTTCCAAAATTAAATTTTGTATAGTTATAGCCTGTTCATTTAGTTGTTGTTGTTTATTATTTGGATTTGTTATCATTGATATTTTATTTATTGTATCTTGATACTCTGATTGTTGTTTTATCATTTCTTGCATTTTTTTCTGTCTTTCTTCTTTAAGTTCTTCCAATTGTTGTTTTACATCAGGTTTATAACCCGGTTTTCCTGGTTCATAATTTTCTAGCAAACTATCAATGTCTTCCATAAAAAATTTTAATAAATCCTCTTCTTTAACAAAATCTTTTGGTAATAATGGTGTCTCATGTACATTTGGATTTGGCATTTGTTTTAATAATTCTTTTTTATCAAATGAATTATGATTGTGAGAAAATACTAATATAGATTTTTTTGATTCTAATTGAACAAATGGAATTGTATAATTCTTTAAGAATTTCTTCTCTTCCGCAACAGATGATTCTTCATCAAATTTTGTTTTTTGTAATAATTCTCGCTTAAAAGCAAATGTAGCTGCTGTAGCATGATTTGGACCATAAGGACCAAATTGTAACATTTTATCTATATGCTTAAAATAAATAAACATAGCACTAGAACCGGCACATAATGCTTTGCTATTTTTTAAGGTTTCCACCGCGTGTTTTACTCTGTCAGGTGGATAATAATCATCATCATCCATATAGACAATTATATCACCCTTAGCTAATTCATTACATAAATTTCTTTTCTTTCCTAGTGTCATTTTTTCATCATATTTAAAATATTTTACATACGGTAAATGTGCAACTAAATCTTCAATTTTATCACTGCCATCATCAACAATAATCCATTCCATTTTATCTCTAGGATACGTTTGATTTTCAAAACATTTTATAATTATTGGTATAAATGGTCTGCGATTAAATGTTGGAGTGCAAATACTTACAAAAGGTTTTTTTGGAATTTTTATCTTATTTTTTCCCATATATTTATAACTTAACTTTTTATTTAAGTTTATTTATATAAAATACTTATTTTAATAAATTTCTATTAATTTTTTTCAATTCTTTTACTATATTACCTCCCTTTTGACTGAATAAACTAGAGAAAAAATCGTTGTTTTCTTTAGTTGTCACATTTTTGGTAACACATGTTTTACGAGCTTGATCATAGCTCACTGATAAAGATAAATTTGTTTCTGGTATTGGAGTAAAAATATTTAAACTTATTAAACCAAAATATATAAATAATACAGTTATAATGGCGAATATTCCAGGGACTGTACCTAATTTTGAAAATGCTAATAATATAATAAAGAAACTTATTAAAGAAACTACCATTACTTTATAATATTTCAACACTTCTGTAATGATTAAAAATGATGATATATTTTTGCCATTCAATATTCCTTTATAAAATAAGCATGAAAAAGCACAATATGATAATACTGCAAAAGGAACACAGGACAATAATGGAAAACCAAATAAGAATAATACTAAAAATAAAATAATCAATCCAACACCTAAAGACCAATCAACAGGACTTGTTAACGTTACATCTTCCCACACGGGTTTACCTTCACCAGAAACATTTGTATTTGTTTTAAAAAACCAAAACATATTTGCAAACCATAAATAAATAAAATATAAACCGTTTAACAATACGCCAACTGTAAATAAAAACGCAGTTATAATTGGCCCTAAACTAATAATTACAGCTTCAGGAAGTCCATTCAAGAAATTCATAGTAGTATTAATAAATGAGTAATCAAATTGCATTAGAGATTCAATAATAGATATCATATAATTTGCTAAAAAATTTGAATTTGATTTCTCTCTATAATCTTTCATCATATCGATAATTCTGTATTTTGAATTTTTAGCATCATTTGGTATTTCTAATTTCATAGACATTTCTGGTTCGGTAAATGTTGTAAAAATATTAGTTTGTATTTTTTCTATATTCGGTTGATTATTTGTATAAGGCGCACATACACCTTCAGTTGGTAATATATTTGTTTGAGCTAATTTACATACAAATAAAATAAGTCCACTACTTGAAAAGTATAATAATAGTAAAATAATTGATGCTATTAAAGAAGTTATAAAACCTCCTATATTAGATATAAAATTGGTCGATGAAGTTGAAGTATCTTCTTCCTTTTTTTCATCTATAGCACTTGTATCATTATTTGTATCAGACATCACTTATATTAAATTAATATAAAAAAATTAATATCAATTTATTATATGAAAGTATCATTTAACAAATTATTTTTACTTCTAAGTGCATTAATATTATTATTTATTGTATTTAAAATGATTCATTATTTAGCTGCTGAAAAATATATTGTAGAGGATTTTGATTCAAATAAAAATGATAAAACTAGTCATACTGTAAATTTACCATTAACAACTAGTTATAGCTGTCAAAATTTCTGTGGTCCAAATTCAAGATGTGCTATTACTGGTCAGCAATGTTTTACAGACATTGATTGTCCAGGTTGTCAGCCATATTCGCCGCCTTTGCCTAAAACCAAAGACTGTATTCCAGGTGCGAGTAATGCAGGAAAATTAACAGTTGGTGTATCTCCTACATATTCTCCGTTAACAACTGGATATGGAACTAGAGAGAAAATAATTACTGACGATATGTATGCTGAACCTCCGCAAGCAAATTTTGGTGTTGATACATGGGGAAAGTCTTTCAATGAAGGTCAAAAACTATTTAATAGACGCTATAAACCAGACCAATTACAATTTATGCCAAATTATCCGTCAATGTATAGTATAACAGGCGAATTTATCGGAGACGGACCATTGCCATCTAATTATTAAGTTTTATCAATCACTATTTCTTTAGCAATATTTCGTATTATTCTATCTTGTTTATCAATGTCATTATTTCCTGCTCCACCCAATGCTTCAATAACTAATTTACTATAATGATCTGAATATTTCGAATCACTATAATTGCAGCCTGGATGAAGCTCTTTATATTTTGGTAAAAGATTTTCATTTTTATATGCTACACGTTTAATAGCCTTACGCATTTTAAGCTTTTCATCATTGTCTTTTTCCCATTTATTCTCGTCTTTGATGTAAATAACTTCCCTCTTTTTATCTGCACAGTGAACTGGTCTTTTATTGACATCTAATGCTTTCAGTTTTTTTACAATAATACTCGAAATACCATCTACAAAACCGAGTTTACCAACTTCTTCTAAATCGGATAACTGAAGCTGGATGGAATCAATAAATTCGTTAATATTCATGGCATCTTTGCATGTTTCGTTTAAGAAAACATTAAGGTTAAATGTTTTATTATTGTTATTTGAATGATTATTAATTAAGGTGTTATTTGTTGAATTGCCGCATATTTCTACCAACTTATTTGTGAGTTCTTGATTGTATTTTTGAGCTTCATTATTTAATGATACTAATTCTTGATTTTGCTTTACAACCTCTAAAACTAGATTTGTTAAAGCTTTAAATTCTCCTTCATTCTTGTAGGTCTCATAATAAATGGCGTTTTTTTCGCAGTTGTCATCTCTTTTATGGCGCGATAATCCTGATTGGAATTTGTAAATTTTACCACATTCACATTTATATTTGCATGATTGTTCGTCAGGTGTTTTTTTATTATCATATATACCATTTTTTTTATCATTTTCGTGTTTAATATGTTTTGGTCTCAAAATATGTCTATCCCAGTCGCTTTTTTTACAGCATTTAAAATTACATAATTCACATAAAAAATAATCGGCGTTTTTTTGGCGTTTTTTTTTACCATTCATTTATCTATAATGGTAAAAAAAAACGCCTAAATCATTTTTTTATAAAATATATAATTTTTTTTATCATAACAAAATGAAAATTATTTTTTTGGTATACACACGTTAAAAATAAATTATGGTCTCAAATCATGATTTTTACATAAAATATTTTGGTTTTTTATTTTTGGACATTTTTTTTGTCCATTTTTTGAAAGTCAAAATACTTTTCAAAAAATGAAGTCTCTACATAACACTTCATATGTAGGGAAGAAAAAACAAAAAAAACACAAAAAACCTGAATTTCCCTTCATGATGTAGTACATACTCTTTAAGTATCTTAGAAATATATTTTACAACTTTACATTTTTTTTACATTATCGAAGATTTAATTTTAAATATTCTATAATGTAAAAAGCATTTATAATAAATATAAAAATAATATTATAATTATATATAAGAAATGACTAATAATTTAGTATATGATGACTCTGGAATAAAATTTTTATTGCTAAATATTTTAGGTCATGATGTTATTCATGATTATGGAGGAAATTCTACATCAGATAGATGGTCAAAAAATTTTGAGATTGTCACTCAATTTAATGGTTCGTTTACTTTTAGTTCGATTGGTGGTTCCCCATATGGTTCAGAAACAATGGTTTTATCAAACCAATCATCTTCTGGAATATCGTCTGGAACATCATCTAGATATTATGTTTTTCCTAATCGTAATGCTAATCAAAAAAGTCAATTCCCACAGAGACAAGGAAGATTTTTGGGAAATAAAACTGAACAAGAAATAGAAAAAGATTTTTATAAATTTATAGAGGGGTTAAAAAATAGTTGCATTTTTTCTATGTTTTACTACAAAATTTATGAAAATATTAGTGAAACTTGGAGTTTACAAGATTTTTTTTTAGGTGCGTTTGGGTTCTTTATAGTATCTGTAACTGACCCAAGATATGAAAAGGTTGATGAAATTTTTATTAGCGTATGTTATAGCTTTTTAGACTATTTATACAATAATTCTATTGAATTGCAAGGACCAAAGTTTATGTTAAGTTTTGAAAATTATTATGATCTATTGGATGGTTATTTATCTACAAATCTTTTAGAAGAAAGAATTTTATTATCTCTTGCTCAAGGATATATTTCTAGTGAAGGTATATATAATATTCCTAGTAGTGAAGAAATTAGAGAAAAACGTAAGAGAAGATTTGGAGATATAAGTGGTGGTGCTAAAGCTAAAGATGAACCTTTTAACACAGAAGAAGAGGTATTAAAAATTATAAATGACCTAAATAATTATAGAAATACTTATTTAACGAATGAAAAATTGCTTACCTTAGGTAAAATATATAGAAAATTTAAAGAGAATGATGGAAAGATAACTTCAGATGAAAATTTAACATATGAGAATGTGAGAAAAACCATGTTAACTGAATTAAAAAATATACTAACTAATTATAAACAAAACTTACTTAGTGGTGAAGTAGATAATGCTAGTAGTAATGATAGAAATATAAATTCTTTTATTCCTAAATTAAAAACAGGAAAAACACCAATCAGTTCTAATGAAGAATTTGTATCAAATGGAGCTAATAACTTTTTTAATAAATTTGTTTATGGCAAATATCAAAAGAAACTAGACAAATATCAAGAAGAAAGGGACGAGTTAGCAAGAAAAGAAGCTAATGAAGCATTACAAAAAGCAAAGCAACTTGAGGGTAAACTATCTACATATGAATTAAACATAAGAAAAAATTTTGTTAGAATAGTTGCAAAAACAGCACTATATTTAAATGGAATATGTGATGGAAATGGAATATTGCAAAAAAATTATCAAGATTTAATTGACCAAACAAAATTAAATGATTCAAATTATTTTTTGAAAGAAGAAATAATTATTTTACTAAATGAATCTGAATGGCGACAATTTTTTGGCGTTTCAAATTTAGATGACTATCTATATACAATAACTAAAAATTTTTTTAATAATGTTATGAAATCTGATGTAAATGATGCTAGTATTTATTGTGATGTAAAAGCACAACCTACAAATACTACAAATAGTAAATATATAATAAATAATGCAGCCTTTTTAGAGGGAAATGGTATAAAAAATCGCGTATTTTGTTCTAATTCATCAATATTAGATGGAATGCCTCAATGCTCTCCTAAAACAAGTGAAGATCAATTAGAAATAGGAAATATGGATTTTACAATAATAAATAATTCCCAAAATTATTTTTATAGAGGAATTGCTACTATGTTAGGACCAAATATGCAAGAAGTTACAAAAATTGACCAAGATGCTAAAAATATTAGATTTGTTAAATATAATATAAATATAAAGACAATTAATGAAACACAAATAATTCCAGAAAATGTGTATAATGAATTAAATATGAAAAATCCTTTTTTAGAAATAGATCGTCGTTTATCTTCTAGTCCCTTAGAGGCATACCATGTTTTAAGAATAACACTTTTGTTATTTATAAAAAAAATAGAATTATTATATACTACTAATCGTAGTGAATATGATGAAATTATAAGAACTAGTGTAATATTAGCAAACGAAGAATTAAATGCCTCAAAAAAACAAAAAACTTCATCAGCATCATCATTATCAAATATGCAATTAAAAAAAATAAATTTTTTTGAAAATTTCTTTAATCTACAACTAAATAATCATAATAACGATACAAATTATTTTTTTAACATATTGGCAAATATTTATTATAAAGGTTGTGGTGATTTATATCAAGAAATAAATTGTGTTGCTAAAAATGGAGGTTATTCGGATCCAAAAGTATATTATGCCGATGATACAATTAAAAGATGGAATTTTAAAAATGATCAATTAAGAATGTTTTTAGCTAAAGACCAACCATCAGCATGTCGTTTTGCATTTTTATTAATGTTTGGAAAAGATAATACCATAAATAATTATGCATTTGGAGGTTATTCTGGTGGCGGAGAAAAAGTACTGATTGTGTCAAAAAGATATTATAAAAATACTAACCCTAAATTAAGTATTAGAGATATGGTATGTATTGTGCCTCAATCTAATGTTATTGGTGGACGTAAAGGCTTAAAAAGAATAACAAAAAAAAGAGTTAGAAAAACAAAAAAAACAAACAAAAATAATCGTCAAACTCGTAAAAATAAAAAATAAAATGAGTAAAGTAAATATTGTTAGGTTTTATAATTTTTATTATTCAATACATTTTTTAAATATTTACCACAAGGTCCGCAGTGATCTTCATTTGCTAAATCTATTTTCTTATTTAATTTTTTATGACAAGATTCTATATTCCATCTTCCTAATGGAGTAGGTTTATGATATGAGTTTAATAATCTTTGAATATGTAATACTATTCCTTTCAACATTTTAGATATAATATTCTATATGTTATTATATTTAAATCAATTTTTTATTAAAATGAGTTCAAATTAGTAATTCCTCTTCCAATAATAAGACCATGAATATCTTGAGTTCCTTCATACGTATTAACTGCTTCAAGATTTAACATATGTCTTATGATGTGATATTCATCTGAGATTCCATTTCCTCCTAATATATCTCTAGCTGTTCTAGCTATATTTAGCGATTTTGAGCAATTATTGCGTTTAATAATGGATATTGTTTCAGGTATTAAATTGTCATCATCAATCATTCTTCCAACTCTTAATACAGATTGTAATCCCAATGTGATTTCTGTTAACATATCAGTCAATTTCATTTGGATTAATTGGTTAGACGCTAATGGTTTGTTAAATTGTTTTCTCTCTATTGTGTATTCTCTAGCTCTTAAGTAGCAATCTTCGGCAGCCCCAATAACACCCCAAGCGATACCATAACGCGCATTATTTAAACACATAAAAGGACTTTTAAGACCTTTTGTTAAGGGTAAAATATTATCTTTTGGAACAGCTACGTTATCCATAAAAATCATACCAGTGTTAGATGCTCTTAATGAGAACTTTCCTTCAATCTTTGGACACGATAATCCAGTCATTCCCTTTTCTAATATGAACCCTCTGATATCATTATTATCATCCTTCGCCCACACGATAAATATGTCAGCAATTGGTGAATTGGTAATCCAATTTTTACTGCCGTTTAAAATATAATATTCGCCGTCCAATCTGGCACGTGTTTTCATACCAGATGGGTCGCTTCCGTGATCTGGTTCCGTAAGGCCAAAACATCCTATCAAATTACCTTTAGATAATTCAGGCAAAAATCTATCTTTTTGTTCTTGTGTACCAAATTTATAAATTGGATACATAACTAAAGAAGATTGAACACTAGCACAGCTTCTATAACCACTATCGATTCTCTCTATTTCCCTCATAATTAGACCATAAGAAACATAATTAACACCGGCGCATCCATAACCATTAATAGTCGGACCGAGTAATCCAACCTTTCCCATTTCCTTCATAATATTTTTATCAAAATGTTCATTACGAAATGAATAAACAATATTTGGCTGCAAAATATCTCTCGAAAAATTGTAAGCCAAATCTTTTATAGATTTTTCATCAGATGTTAATTGACTTTCTAATAAAAAAGCATCTTTGTAATTAAATAAATTTCTTTTAATTAACTTTTGAAAATTATTATATCTAATCATTATTTATGATATAATTATTATTATTTATTTAAACTGATTTTATTTATTATTAAGTAGCATATAAAAGCCCAGCGTTTCCGCCAACAAATATTACCATATTTACTCTCTCTTCCATTAAATACATATTGAAATTGTAATCATAAATTCTCCATGTTGGTTTATTAATACCGATAATATCACCTGTATTTGGGTCACAAATTGTCAAAACTTGTGCATAAGGATCTGCAGGAGGAGTAATTGTCGTGAATTCCAATTGAACATTAGTAAAACGACTCATATTCATTGCACCTGATGGTTGATATGTTAACGGGTCAGTATTTAAACAAAAATTATAACAATATAAACCTGGAGGTGCAAACCCAGCAGTTCTTACATATTTCTCTACAAAGTTGTAGACACCAGCTGGTAAAATATTCTCTCTATATTGACCATCTAATAATATACCCATTGCAACTAAAATAGATTTTATATTTTGAGGATTGTATACTCCAGTTGAATACAAACCTGATAAAGTTCCGTTAGGATTTAATCCTGGACCTAAAAATGGTGGACCAGATGGGTCTGGATTTGGCACATCTCCGGCAGTTGATGCTGGTGTAATATCTTGCGGCATATACTCATAAGGCCAATTTGTGTAATTTGACCACTGATTTCTTAAATTAGCATCACTTCGTTGAAAATAAAACATCCAACTTATTACCATTCCTAATGAATCTAAATCAATCTTATTTGCACCAGTTACATTGTAGAAAGGTTTTTCGTAAATTTGTTTGAATAAATATTTTTGTTCGTTTTTTGCAAATAACGATGCTTCATCGTCAGAGAGAAAACAATATGTGCAATTTAAATTTATATCTGCAAACCAATTTGTTCTTGTATCTACATAAGATGTAGGTCCTAATTCTTCATCTGGTGGAGTTTGTAAAAAGCGATAGAATTGCATATAATATTGGTTAAAATTAGGAGCTACTACAGGATAATTATTTGTGTAATCCATAACATCTCGAATAGTAAACCATTCATTAATTGGTCTAAATGATACATTGATCCATAATTCGTTATATTGAAGCGCGACTAATGGGAAAGCTTGTGTAGAGAGAAGATTAAACCATGAACCGAGTGGAATCCATAAAGTACGTCCAGCAATTGATGGCTGAGCACCAGCAGGACTGGTTGTATAATAAGCATTTGGATATGCGTTTACACGAGGTTCAGAATTTGCAGGATCATTTAACTCTGGAACATTTCCGATCATTTCATCAAATAATCCTAATTTTTGACCACTAAAATCTCTCTGAGCTGAAGCTAAAATATATTGTCCTGAATATTGTTGGAGTTGTTGATTTCCACAATTAATAGTAATTTTACTGATGATTTGTGCACCTAAATTTTTAATCCATTGAAATTCATATGGTGCCCAATTTGTATATCCAGTTGAACCATCCGGATTTGTAAATGTTTGTGGAGGAATAATTGGAGACCATATATTCGGTAATGTTATACATATATAGCAATCCATCAAAAGATCGGCATATCTCTTCACTTTAAATGTAAATGTACTTTCATTTGTTAAACTTAATGTTGGCGTTCCCTCATAATCAAGTCTAAAATTTTGCTTTCCAAAATTTGAAAACTTTTTATATGTGCATTTAAAGAAAGATTTATCAGGGTTACCATTAAGTATTATATTTTGTTGTCCTTGACTAACTAAATTCATAAGACCACCTGCCATATCTAGTATATAGTATCATTATTTTTTAATTATTAATTTCGTCATATATTAAATTTTTTATATTATTTCTAAAAATTAAAAATAATATAATATATTAATAATGTCAACAACAAATTCTAATGATTATTTAAGCGCTATTAAAAATATGGATGAAGATTTTCAAGTATATATGATAATGGCATTTATTTTTATTATACTAATTATTTTCATTGGATATATGATTTATCTTAGTAAACTTGAAGGGAGAGAATGTGATTATATGAATTCCTTATATCCTAGCGTTAACGGAAATTTAAGACCAATTACCAGTTCCGATCCCGACTGTAGTGGTAATTTATTTGACTATTATATTAAAACAGCCTACAATGCTTGTAGCGGAGGATCGTATAAAAATGATTTTGTCGATATTTGCAATTTAAAAGCTGTCATCAAACAAGGTGTTAGATGTTTAGATTTTGAAATTTATTCAGTTGATAATCAACCTGTAGTTGCAACCAGTACAACAGACAGTTATCATGTTAAAGAGACATTTAATTCAGTTAATTTTGGTACTGTTATGGACACTATACGTAATTACGCATTTTCTGGCGGAACATGTCCTAATCCAACTGACCCTCTTTTAATTCATTTAAGATTCAAGAGTAATAACCAAAATATGTATTCAAAAATGGCCGAGATTTTCAAATCAAATACTGATATCATGCTTGGACCATCATATAGTTTTGAAGCTGAAGGTAAAAATTTAGGAAATGTACCATTGATGTCACTTAAAAATAAAGTAGTTTTAATTGTCGATAGAACAAATACTGCATTTTTAGAAAATCAGGATTTACTTGAGTTCGTAAATTTAACAAGTAATTCGATATTTATGAGAGAATATGATTACTATAATATTAAAAATAATCCCGACATAAATGAGTTGACTGAATTTAATAGACGTGGTATGACTATTGTTGTTCCTGATAATGGGTCAAGTCCATCAAATCCTGCTGGTATTGTATGCAGAACTAGTGGATGTCAAATGGTCGCTATGAGATATCAATTAGTCGATAATTACCTTATGGAGAATGCTTTGTTCTTTGATAGAGCAGGATATGCATTTGCTCTTAAACCAATTGAGCTTAGATACCAACCTGTTACTGTTCCTGCACCAACACCTCAATTACCAGAATATTCTTATGCTACTAGAACGGCCTCAACTGATTTTTATAGCTTTAAATTTTAAAATAAATACTATAAATATTATTTAAATAATATGATATACTATTATAATGGATATTTTTACAAGTTATTCTAAAATACCACTTGACTCTAATAATTGGGATAATTCGTATAAAAAAATTAAAAAATGGGCTGTTACTGAAAAAATACATGGTTCTAATTTTTCATTTGTATTTGATGTAAAACAAAAAAATATGAAATATGCTAAAAGAACAGGTATTTTAAATGAAAATGAAATATTTTTTGGTTATAAAAAAATATTAAATGATGTAGAACCTAAAATTTTGTTATGGTGACAGATGTGTAAAAGCAGTTAATCTATTTGATACATCTGATGAAGTCTGGCTTACCTGGCTAAATTTTGGTCCAGATGAATATATGGATAATTATCCTTATTATTTAGAAGAATATGATACGGATTCTGATTATTAAAATTAATATGTTTAATCATAAAACATATTAAATATAATTTATTAATTTACTATAATGATTCCTTACGTTATTTCAGAAGCATATCCAGATTATAAAAGACCATCTTTAGAACACGATTTCGGTGTTGTTAAAGAAGAAGAAATAGAAACATATTTTTTAGATAGAGTCAGTAATTTTGTTCTAGATAGAACAGGTGATAATGACTTAAGTTTACAAGATGTTAATAAATTTTTCGACAATTATTTTGAAGAATATTTTATGATGAATGATCCTTGGAGTGCTATGGTTTTTAGAAATGGAGAATGGGAAAATGTAACACCCTCTAATGACAAAATTTGGGCACATATTAGACTTATAATATTGCAAGAACAAGAAGATAATAAAGAAGAAGATAATAAAGAAGAAGATAATAAAGAAGAAGATAATAAAGAAGAGCCACAACCGGAAGAAGATATTTTGGATGAAAATGATAAGATTATTTTAACAGGTATTAAAGCATTTTTTGAACAGATGTTAGAAGAAAAACCATTGACTCCTGAACAAATTGAGAATTTACAGAAAATGAATCAAATACAACAATTGATGACGTTATTTAATATTTATCTAACAAACGAGAACTATACAAAAAATGACCATTTATTTAAAGGATTTTTGAATTTATGCGTTAAATTTCTTCAAAAAAGTATTGAAGATGTCACAAAAAAAATGGAAACAGAACATAATGAGGAATTATCTAAACAATTGGAAGAAGCTATCACTATTTATAGTAATACATTATTAGTTAAAGCCACTTTTAATATTTAATACAACCATTCAACAATATTAATATCGTCTATTAAATATTTTCTCTTAATCACATCAATTACAATACGATGCGAAATTTCTCTGCAATAATCTCTGAACTTAGCTACCTCTTCGAAAATATGTTTAATGGTAAACTGAGGACCCCAATTACCAGAACATAGTATAGATTCACAACAAAAACAATGTATTTTTTTATATTTAAATAATTTATCTTTAAAATCAAACGACCTGAATTTTTGATATTCAGAATATAATTTCAAATTTATTTTCAATTTAGGAGGTTTAAATGGATAATCGAGTGGAATTGAAAATTCATAATATTTATAATCAATATTATTGAAAATACTCAATTTATAAATATTTCTATTACTATAATATTTATCAGGTTCGCTTTCAATATTTGCACTAAGAATAGTTGATATATATCCGCTATTTTTTAGTATTTCTAATTCACGTTTAATTCGTCTTTTTAAACCAGAATGATTTATAATTTCTAACTGTTCGTTATTTTCCATTTTAATATTATTTAATATACTTTTAAATATTTAATAATTATATTAATCAATTTTATTTTAACTCAATAATGTAGGAATGCCGAAAGAAAAAAATGTCTGTAAAGATTTGTCATTTACAGATTGCGAATTGACAATTTTGCGTATGGCAGTAGATAAAGCTGAAGAAAAAATGGGTAGACGTGTTGTAAATTCAGACGATGTTCAAAAAATAATTGATATAGTTGAAGAATTTATTAAACGAAAGAAATTAATTTGTTACGGTGGAACAGCTATTAATAATATTTTACCAGAAGAAGACCGTTTTTATAATAAAGAAATTGAAGTTCCTGATTATGATTTCTTCTCTCAAAATGCTTTACATGATGCTAAAGAATTAGCAGATATTTATTATAAGAAGGGATTTATTGATGTAGAAGCTAAATCGGGTCAACATCATGGAACATATAAAGTTTATGTTAATTACATGGCAGTAGCAGATATAACATATTTACCAAAAGAAATTTATAGTGCAATTAAAGATGATGCCATAAGTGTTGGTGGAATAATGTATGCACCTCCTAACTTCTTAAGAATGTCTATGTATCTTGAATTATCTAGACCAGCTGGAGATATCAGTAGATGGGAAAAAGTGCTAAAGAGACTTGCATTATTAAATAAAAACTATCCTATAACAGATGTTAATTGTAATGATGTCGATTTTCAACGTGAAATGGAAGATAGAGAGAATGAAGATAAAGTTTTTGAAACAGTAAAAAATACTCTTATTAATCAAGGTGTAGTGTTTTTTGGTGGATTTGCAAATGCATTATATTCTCAATATATGCCCGCTAATTTAAGAAAGAAAATTGAAACAGTTGCAGATTTCGATGTTTTAGCAAATGAACCAGAACAAACAGCAGAAGTTATTAAAGAACGCTTGGATGATAATGGAATAAAAAATGTAAAAATAATTAAACAACCAGCAGTTGGAGAGATTGTTCCGGAACATTATGAAATCAAAGTCGGAAATGATTCTATCTTATTTATTTATAAACCTATTGGCTGTCATAGTTATAATGTATTAATGTTGAAAGGTAAAAAAGTAAAGGTAGCGACAATTGATACTATGTTAAGTTTATATTTAGCTTTTTTATATGCAAATAAACCTTATTATAATCAATTCATAGATAGAATTTTATGTATGTCTAAATTTCTTTTTGATGTTCAACAAAAAAATAGATTAGCTCAAAAAGGTTTATTAAAACGTTTTAGTATAACATGTTATGGTCATCAAGAATCTATTGAAGAGATGAAAGCAGAAAAGGCAGCAAAATATAAAGAGTTGAAAAAAAATAAAAATAAGAAAATGTTTGAAGAGTGGTTTTTAAATTATAAACCAGATGATATAAAAACCCAAAAAGAAAATGATAATTCAACAACAAAAACTGCAAAAAAAAGAAAGAAGAGAAAGACTAGAAAAGCAGGGTTTTTTAATATTTATGGAACCAAAAGTCGTAGAAATAAGAAGGCAATTTACTAAATCTGTCTATTAGGATTATGTTCCATTGTACAAAAACCTCCTTGGCAATCTTCCTCTTGATTTTTCTTATTTTGGTAAAATTTGTAAATAAACATACCGATAATAGCAACTAATATAGCTGCACCAATATAGATAAACATCGTATAATCTGTTGAACCTGAAGCTCCTGCACTAAGTATGTTGGGAACATCTAAAGAAAATGCTGAATCTGTAATGTCAATAACATCCATATTATATTGTTGATTTACAAATAAATGTAATTTTAAACTCATAAACAATAAGTTTCTAAAATAATACTAAATATATCAAAACTTATTTTAAAAACTATTTTAACAATTAAATTTTCTTTGATATCATCTGGAACATATTTTTTCATATAATTTATTAAATACATTATGTATATAATTATTGTTTCAAATAATATTTTTGCGTTATAATGTAATTTATTAATTATATTCCAATCATCAACATAACTGCACATATGAGTACTTGATTGTTTAATAAAAAAACTATGAATATCTAATAATCCTGATAAAATTCTATGAAAATTGTTTTTTTCATTTTTTATATTTAAAGCATAACAAAACTTATCATAACCAAATAATTCCATATGCAAAATTTTCTTACCTTTTTCTCTTTGAAAAATAAAAGCATTTATTCCATCAATATATTTATTTTTATACAAAATATTATTATCAATTAATAATGGAATGTAACAAGATTTAATAATAGTGTCTATTATTTCATCTACGCTATTGTAGGTAGATTTAACAACCTTTTTACGTTTTTTAATATCATTATAGCAGATAAATAATTTTTTATTAATTTTATAACATATATCGTGAGGTATTCTTTCTTTTAAATGTGTTTTCAACATTTTAACCGAATTTAATGTTAAATTATTTTTAAATTCTGTATTCACAATTTCATATAATTTAGGCATAAAATCCAGAGCGTCTATGTAGTATAAAAATGCTACAATCGAACCAATGCTGCAACCAGATATTCTTTCAATTTTAATATACTTTCTTCTCTCCATCTCTTTCAGAAAATAAAGAGCACCTACTAAATAACTACCATTAAATATACCTCCATCTAACACTAAATCTATTCTTTGTAAAGATTTAGATGTCTCTGGTAAATTTTCAATTAACTTATTCACATAATCATCAATCATATAATTATATTTAAAATGAATTCAAATAATATAACGAATAGGAAAAGTTAAGTAATTTTATTATTTAAATATATAATAGTTAAAATATATAATAGTTAAAATATATAATAGTTAAAATATATAATATAAATATGTCAACTATTTCTAATTGTCAATTTTATTGTTTATCATTTAATGACGTAGAGAAAAGAAAAACAATGGAAAATAAATTTAAAGCATTAGATATTTCATGTAATTTTTATAACGGTGTAAGTCATAATGATAAAAGACTAAAACATGCTGGTAGTAAATTTAATAAGAGACATTGGTCAATTACATATGGACATCTAGATATCATATATGACTTTTATTATTTTAGTAATTTAAAATATGCTGTAATTTGTGAAGATGATATTTTAATTCATAAAGATTTTAATAATATATTTAAAAAGGTTATAACAGATTTTTATATTTTAAAACTAGATATATTATTATTAGGCTATATAATACCATATAAAATAGGGTATCCTAATATATTTTCAAATTATTCACTTAAACGTGAAATGCCTTTAGAGTCATTATTTAAATATCATGAATACCCTGGCTATTTATCCGGTTCACATATGTATATGATTACTAAACAATTCGCAAAATTCTTATTGAATAAGTATTACAATAATTTTGCTGGATTTAATGAGACACCTTTTATTGTTGATAAAACAATTATTAAAGAAGGTAACAGAGCTTTGATTTATCCTATGCTTTCTATTGAAAATGAAAACCAAGAAGACGAATATCATGAATTATGCCACAAAATACATTATAACAAAATATATATTTAGTTTATACTTTTATATTTTCTAATAATCTATTCATAAAGTCAGACTCGTTTTTATTTGAAACATAAATATTAATAACTTCAGCTGGCGAGTAGAACTTTTCCCTGACTTTTGATAATTTATTTTTATCGATTTTATTACCAAATAGATGACTATATATATCAGAAATTGTGGAATGACTTGCATTACTTAATTCATGGGTAATATCGATTCTTCCTGGTCTAATTAATGCAGGATCTAATTTATCATAGTGATTTGAAGAAATAATCAAAATTCTACCAGGCGTCTCTCTAATGCCATCCCATAAATTTAATATATCATCAAGTGTAATTAAATTTTCTTTCAATAATGACGTTGTTGTAGTAGATGTTTCATTTATTTCACAAATAGTTTGAATTATATCTCCGACTTTAACCGTATCGTCATTTTGATTTAATTTTTTATCATTAATATTTTTTGACTTCTTATTTCTCTTATTTTTCTTTGCTTTTTCTTTTTCTTCACGATTTAGAATAATATCACCTATGCAGTCAATATCTTCAAATACTAGAATTTTTTTATCCCATGAAACCGAATTATCTTCATTATCATCATTATATGTATTTTCAAAAAATAGATTTTCTAATTGAGATTTCGTTTTAATTAATTTTAAAGAAAGAACTATAATATGACGATTCGTGTAGTTCGCAAGAGCCTTAATAAATGAGGTCTTGCCTGTTCCTGGAGGACCATGTAAACCAATTCCAAGAGAATACGGAATGCCTTTTTCATAATACCAATTTTTATTGTTAATAAAGAAATCGATTTTATCAATAAGCTGTTTTTTACCATCAAAAAAAATATTGTTAAATGTGCGAGCACTTTCAAATAAATCCTCCCTCCAACAATCATAACGTTCATCATCTTCTTTTAGCTCGACTTTATCTAATGAATAAATAAATCTTTTATTGGCACGATTATCCTTAATTGATGATAAATATGTTTCAGTGATCTTATCGATATATTGTATTAATTCTGGCATTGAATATTTATATGAATAAATGTAAAGAATTATTTTATCAGTTCTTACGGTTGTTTTTTCTTTATCATCCTTATCTGATTCATGTTCAATTTCAGCCTTTGCATAAATAGCGTCATCTATTAAAAAATGTTTATTTTGATAGACCATAAATAAATCAGAAATCTTTCTTCTATCCTCATTATTATTGCTTACTGAAGATTGATAATTTGAATGACTTTCTTTAATCTTGTAAATGGTTTTATTGTTTTCAATATTTTTAATAATATGATTCCAAACAGCTTTAAATCTATCACTATATGCAGCTGAAATACTTTGTGAATAAGTGTATGATGATGTAATAGCACTTCTTCTACCTTCAATAATAATTGTATTTTTTTTGAAAAAGTATGACTTAATATCATCAGTTGAAAACTTATAAAATATTGCATCTAACTGATTATCATAAATCCAGTTAACCAACCAGGAAAATACACCCAGAATAATTGTTGTTAAAAAAGTGTCAACTATTGGATCTCCTGTTTTAATTTGATTAAAAAGTAATGTTCGTGTTACGTAATTTTTTGATGAATCTAATGTATCCATAAAAGAACTGCCCATTGAGTAATAATTTAAATATGTACTATTATATTTAAATCATTTTTATATATTTACACCTTTGAACATTTAAAATGCTCCAAAATAAGAGGTAGTTTTCATCAATAAATGAAATAGCATACCAAATAAAATACTTATAAATAAAAATCCATTAATATTATAATTTCCGTCGTTAGAGAATAAAAATGGAATATATGTGTATAAAAATCGCTTGAAAAATGGTAATTGAAATAAAAAATATAGCACAGCTAACAGCAATGGTGTTTGAATTTCATTATACATATCATCTAAAGAACTATTCATTTGTTTATCTTTATTATAATTATTTATCATATCTGATGTCTGTTCTTGATTTCTAATATAATCTGGCATAGGAGGTGGGACATAATTTGGCACAACTTGTGGATCAGCACTAATACCAGATGTGGTCATAGGAATATCGCGAGATGGTAATTGAGTTGCACCTGCTAAAGTTGCTTGTTGTAAACCATTAACTAATTGATTTACTGTTATTTGATCTAATGACATTCCTGCTGGTTGTTGCTGTGATGGTATCATAGTCTCTTGTGCTGTTAATGCTATATTTCCTCCAACACTTCCTCCGCCGACAGGATCTGTTGGTAAATCTAAAATGCTTGTTGAATCGCTCATAATTATTGTAGAGAATGATTGATTACGATAATTACGCAATAATATACCTTTAAAAGAGACATCTAAAAAGTAGATTATTCAAATGTTACAATTTTTGCATTTAATGAGCATTTAGTAGCTACTGGAACATATTTTATACATTTCTCATTATTTTTATAAATTTTATCCTTAAAATCGTCTAAAGGTGGCGCATGAAATACTAAACAATTATGATCTTTACATACAGTTCTAAATAAAGAAGCTAAACCAAACCCAAGTAAAATAGACATAATTATTTTTCCAGTTTTAGTATGAACAAATTTTCCAAAATTAATTCCCATTTATATTAATATACTATAAATATTATTACTTAAATATTATTTCTAAGCCTGTATAGGAATATTAGATATTAAAGCTTCATTTTTTGGACATTTAACATCTTCTTCTTGAAAATAAAAACAGTTTTCGGCTTTATCTTTAAATAATACTTTATCAACACTTTCTGGAGTTGGATATATATAAACAGTTTTAATTTCTGGTCCAAGAACATAAATAAAAAATAGACCAATTGCGAAACTTACAAGAAATATTGGAATAGAAATATAATTTAATATCATATAATTAGCTTAGAAAAAACCTCTACCAAAATTTACTTCTTTTTCCACTAAACGATTCATTGCATCTATAAACATATTATAATTTTTTTCTTTTGTTTGTGGATCTTCCTTATAGAAGGTTAAATATGTTTCTTGTAAAGATGTAGGTAATTTATTAAAAGCTTTATTATAAATAGAAACACCAAAATCATATCGACCATTTTCCATTTTTCTTGGTGGAATAACTATATTTGGCGGGGTTGTCAATTGACAACCATTCCAACCAGGTCCATGACTTTTACTTTCATTAACGCATTTATGCATAAATTCATTCATCCAATCAATATTAGATTTAAACTCATTTCTAAGTGCAGCTGGTAATTTGCTCCATAAATATTTGTATTCTTCTGTACTCCAATCGATTCCATCGAGACCTTGACCGATAATTGGTTCATCCTCAATTTCGCCAATTGGTTTTGGTTGACCTGGTTCTTTTATTTTAATTGTTAATTCTTTCTCTCCAGTCTCATCTGATATAATATCTCGTGAAGAGCTATCAGATTCAATAATAAAGTAAGCCTTTTTCTTTGGGACCTTTTTAGCTTTGAGACCAACATCATAAGCAATAACTTTATCATTAGAAGTTCCTACAGCCAATTCTTGTATAGAAATTTGACGTTGTATTAATCTACATGTATCAGTAGAGTCATCATTGAAAACCATATTTTCACCATATTTTAATTGTCTGATTTTTTTCATGAGAGGTTCTACAGTTGTGTAATAAATATTGGCAGCATCAATTGCGAACTGCTTATCGTCATTTTCATTCATTTTTTTTATACAATCTTTAATTTTGTCTACATTCTCATAAAATAATACAAGTGATTCATCCAATTCTATTCTCTTATCAGGATTATCTATTTTTTTATTCCATTGATCCAAATAACTTTCATATATAGATGTTAAATCATTAATATAAGATTTATTTGTATCAAAATTTTCAAGAGCAGTTTCAGTTGTGATTAAACCAAATAATAATTTATTTTTATCATTAATAATACTATTTTTTGCTTCCTTTATTTCATTTCTAATATCTTCAATCATTTTATTTAAGTAGTCAACCATACCTATTTTGACTTCAATATTTAAATTACAAGGATCCGCTAAATTACCACACATCGATTTAAAAGTTCTAAACGAATCAGAAGTATCGTTTGCAGGATGAAAAGTAATTGAAAATATTGTCCCCTTTTTAGAAGGTCGTTTACAATTAACACATTTAGGCATCAATTTAAGATATTCTGAACGCTTCTCTCTTTTACTGAGAGTAGGATTATTAATTATTTTACGTTTATTTACATTCATTTCATTTTCGAATTTTTCTTTTAATCTAAAGTATTCATTTAAAGCATCTTTTACACTTGGTATATCTTCTGTTGACATTATATATATTATAGTTAATAATTTAAATTTTAATCAAGAACTTAATACCACCATAAATTAATATCGTGATAAATTAATACCGTGTTAAATATTCATTTTCCCAATGTGGTAATCCAGTTATTAGTTCTTGATGAGCTCTTTGTTTTGCAATTTGAAAAGTTTTGATTTTTTCCAATACGTATTGCTGTTTTTCTTTATTTTTTTGCGCAATTTCAACAGGTGTTAATTTTCCTTTATATTTATAGACAAGTATTCCCCCTAAAATAATTAAAAATAATAAGAACATGCCTATATTGAAGATTGTATTATGAAATTTTTCTCTTATAATATGAGATTGTTTAAGAGCTTGATTTAAAAAATATTTAACACCAGGTTCTGTTAATGTTGGTTTAGCCAGAGGTTCATCAAAATTCATAATAAATATAGTTAAAATTTTAAATTAAATTATACATATTATCTATATGGCAAATTCTTACTTAAATATTGTAACTTTTTTATTAACAACACTTTTTTATTATTTGGCTTTAAAACCTGCATTACCTTATACCCTATATAAAAATAAGGAAGAATACAAGAATTATATAAGTGGTAGCTATATGTATTTAGCTATATATGTGTTACTTGTTATTTTAATACAATTTATGGTTAACTCATCAGTTATTGCGACAAATTGTGGAGGAAATATCACTGAAAATATGGGCGCAGCAGGTGTGCTAACATTTTTACCTTGGATATTAATTTTTGGGGTGCTTGTATTAATTTTAACAGTTTATCCTGGATTTAAAAGTGCATTTTCCGACGTTGTCGGTTATTATTATGTGTCTGGTTCTGCAACTAAAGTATTAACAGAATTATTAGTTAACAAGGATATTGAAAAGAAATTAACTGAAGACCCTAATATGACCCCTGAAAAGAAATTAGCACTTGAATCTGCTGCTGATGCTATAATTAAAATATGTGGAAATACTTCCATATTAATTAATCAAATAGTTCCAAGTAATTTTGACCAATACTGGGGTATTCTTAGACCATTAATGAAAGAAAAATATCAAACTGACGGTCCAGAATCTGATAAAATGCAAAACGAATTGTTTGAATTAGTTGTTACTAGAGATAATGTAGGTGAGGCTATGTGGTATATTTATACCGGTTTGCTTTTAACATCAATTGTTCAGCTTAAGATAACTAATCGTGGTTGTACAAGCAATCCAAAGACAATGGAGGCAAATTATCAGAAATTTTTAGAACAAGAACAAAAAGCTAAAGAAGAGAAGGAAAAGGTTTCCGCAACATATACTATTTCTGGTTAAAATATATAAAAATGATTTAAATGTAATTGTAATAATTATATACAACAACCAAAATGACAGATAGTTGGGAAGACTGGGAAGACCAAGACTATAATATTCCAGTTTTAAATATTCCAAATGAAGAACAATTAAAACGATTAGAAGAAAGAAAATTAGTTGAAGAATCAGACAATGCTTTAACAAAAGATTTATTTGAAGAAGACTTAGTGTATCAAGACCTTAAAAAGATTGAAAATAAAAATATTATAAAGCCTTTACCGTCAACTGAAAAAAAGGCACCAAAAAAGAATGTGGTCAATAAACAGATTATAAACGAACAAAAACAGAAGGCTATTTCAAAACAAATCAAAGAAGAAAAGGCAAAGAAACTTAAAGGAAGGGAAATATTTGGCGAAGCTGACGAAGATGATGAATATGATGAATATATAGAATATGAGGATAAGTACTGTTAAAAAATTTTTGGAGAGCTTACATAATATAAGACAGCTAAATAACAGACAATACCTAATAAAAGTGAAAGAAGCCAAATAGGCATGATAGTTTTATTTCTATATCCGATACCAAATTCTCGAATACTTCCATCTCTATTATAAAAACAAGCAGGTTTCATCATTTGAATTGTTCCAAAAATAATAACAAATAAAATTACTGCTATTAATGTGATATTTTCTCTAATATATGTTTTATACATCTAATATATAATTATAAACTATTTTTTATAATTATATTTGTCTAAATACTTAACTAATACTTGACTGTGTAAAATACTTATTCTTCTTGATTATAATTTTCATATTCAGGTGCTTCAACTCCAGTATAATTGCCATCATAATAATCTTCACCTAAATATCCAATATCAAAAGCATCATCATCAATATCATTTGCTATATGTTGTTGTTCTAAATATTCGTCAACTAATATATCAATGTTTTCATCTGTAGCATCTTTATTTTTTCTTCTGATTTTTCTCTCGGCTTTTTCCATTTCATCTCTTAAAACTTGTTCTTGATCATAGAAATCTTTATCTAAAACAGTTAAACCTTTTTGTAATCCTTTGCTATATAATCCTTGTTTTGTGATTTTCATTAATGTATCTGCATCTCTTTCTTCTTCTGTCATTGATTTTAATCTGTCTGTTACCATATCTTTTTCTCTTTCTCTCAGCTTGAAAACTCTATCTTGTATCTCTTCATATGTAGTATCAATTGTATCCTTTTCATTTCTAAATATATCCATATATGCAATTAGAAGGTCAGCTGTTTTTTGTTTTAATTCCTTTTTATTTCCAGTCATAACTCTAATATTGGTTTGATTACGAGACGACATACCAAGATCTATTCTGGTTTCAGTTTCTTCAATATAATCGACAGAAAATATGTCAGTAACTTCGGTAGTCTTACTTACTTCAGTAACAATCATATCTTGTTCGTCTGCTAATGATACATAACCAATTAAGACGCGTAATAAATAATATTCAAATAAAAATCTACTTGTCCTTTCATCGATAACACCTCTTAAAATTTTATCATCTTTTTTAATACCGGTGAAGCAAGGTGTAGCGTCTGCTAATTTAATCATATTTTGACTTATTTTTCTAATAGTGGTTAAAACGTTTAATAAGGTTGGAATACCGTAAAATGGTTTTAGCTTTTGAAAATAATCAGAAATATATTTTTTGAGTTTACTGGCATGATTTTTTGAAAATCCATAGTATTTAGGAATATGTGTATTATCATAATTGACTTTATTCAATATAATATTTGGAAATATATTTACAAAGTTATCGATATATGTTTTGTAAAAATTTGTAACATTATACATAGCATCATTTGATATTTTTTTGTCTTCATTTCTAGTTGATGTATCAGTTATCCATGTAGATAAATTATTTATTGTCTGTGTAAATTTATTAATAGAACTTCGTGTTACATTTGAACCGCTATTATTCTCAACAAATACAACCAATTCTTTTATCATTTCTTTATTTGATCTTATTAAAAAGTCATTTAAATCTTTAACAGGTTTAGGATTTTCTTCAGTTGCAAGATCAAAAGTATCAATTGCATTTTTGATTAAATTTATCAATGATTTTTCGATTATTTCTTCTTCATTATTTTCATCATAAATAGCATCCAATAATCCAGATAGTTTAGCTATACAAGATATAACAGGATTATCTAGCTCAATATTTATTATATTCTCTCTACTAATCAATTGTATAAGTCTTAAGAATTGTTCATTTGTATAATTTCTTCCATCTTCTTTGAGTTTTTGTATCATTCGGTCGATTGTATCTGATGGGTCAAAAAGAGCCGAATCTGGTTTATCAGTGCATAAAGGAATTAAATCAGTTGGTATAGGAATTAATGACTTGAACTTGCAATAGAATATAAATGCTAAATAAATAGATTTCTCATTAAATGTATTTGAAATTGGTAGATAAACGTTTTTTGTATTAATATTACTGTAAAATATAACACCTTCAGTATAAGCTCTTATATCATCTAACATATTAGAGAGATTCTTAACAATATCATTGAATACCATTATATCAGGATTACGGCTATTAAAGTAATCAATAGTTGTTTCATTAGATTTGCTATCACAACATGCATTCTCAAGATAAGGTTCATTATTGGCAGTATGAAGAAGAACTTTATGGTTCTTTACAATTTCACAAATCTTTTCTTGGATAGCTAGAGAGAATTGAATTATTTTAGATTCAACGACAAGTATTTTTTCTCTCTGATGTTGGATTCCATTTCTTAATTCATTATTTAAAGTTTTCTTGAATTCTGCAGAAATATTAGACAAGTGTTTAATTTTAAATGGAACTAGTGGTGGAAGGAAATCTGACCATTGTGCGATGTCATGTTCTTCTGGTATTTCTGTTGAAGGATTTGTAAGCAAATATTGTGTTTTTTCTGAGAATTTTCTTTGAACTTCTGGTAATTGAATAAGTAAATCATCAATGACAACTTTTATTTTATTTTGTATCTTTTCCGTATTGGTTCTCTTCAATACGTTCCATGGTTCTCCAGATTCTCTGATATCATATGTTACACATGCTAAATATGTTAAACTACTTAAATCACCTTGACCATCATATGGATATCCAACAAATGAACGAACACAACCAGGATGCGTTTTTCTTGTTTTAATAGATGGAACTATTGTTTGAACTGCGATTAAAAACATTCCTAGAGTATAGAAAAGGAGAGAAGTGTTAAAGAAATCTCTATAAGATGGAAGACTTTTTCCTTTTTGTGCTGCAACTTTAATTTTTTCTTTATAATCACTCTCACTTTCAACTGTATTTTTAATTGTTTCAATAACACAATTAATGATAAATTCTTTTTGTGATTCAATATTAATACCCATGGCAACTGAAAGTGCATTTATAATATTATTAATCATAATGGTCTCAGGAGTTATGTACTTAATAGTTTTTTCAGTTGTAGCAGACATAATTTTACTTCCAGCATCTTCTTCCATAACAGAACGAGTCATAACTTTAAAGCCTTCTTCATACCCTTCCTCGGTATCAAAATCTCCGGGACAAATAGGCCAACCTGTATATTTATCAGTCCACCAATCACCATCATCGCTGAGCTGACCATTTGTGGCTTTTATATTATTTAACACTATTTGATACATATATTCAGAACTAACAAATGCAGATGCTAAAGTTTTTTTAAATACAGGAAGCAAAGGAACACTGGTCTTTATACAATATAACCAATGATCGGTCTCACTCTGTCCAGTTGGAGAAATTCCTGGCAATCCTGGTCTAGTATATTTGTTAGCAAATATGAGGATATCTCGTTGTTTCTTCACAAAATCTCGCTGACCTAAAATAACATTAAGGAGCTCCGCAAAAGGCGACACAATTTGGCCTTTAGATTCGTCTTCAATATTGATACCCATATTGTATTTTTGATTGTTATATTTTAATAATGCGTTTGCTTCAATTTTACTTACTATCGGCATCATTGACATAAAATATTCAAATTTCTCTCGAATATCCTTTTCAAATTGTTCTTTTGAAACTTTATATTTCGAATCAAACTCACTAATTATACTTTTTAGAAGTTCATTTTGTAAGCTTAATTCACTCGCATCTATACTTTCACATTTATCATCTGTATTTGTCGGCACACTTATACATTTTTCTTGTAAATCACAAATTATAGAAGGTTCATCTGTTATACCTGATTTTTGTGCAACTTGATTATCAAGAACCCATTTATTATTCTTTCTTATATAATAATCAGACTCGTCCGCAATATTTTCTGAATATCCCTTATATAAAATCGCATATTGTCCATCAATAACTTTTTTAATTCCATCGATTAATGTTTCAGCAAGATAGATTGCTTCCAACTCTGATAAATTATTTTTCTTCTTTTGGTCTTGAACAATATGTTCTTTAAGTTTTTCAGGAGTCATACTTATTACTTGATCTTGATAACCTCCTTTTTTAGTTTCCTCTTCCATTATTCCATAATTTGTTTTATCATATTTTTTATCAAAATAAACAGGCTTATCATTGTCGTATTGCAATTGTTCTAATGAAGTATACATCTTAGATATTACAATCGTCTCACACTTATCATCTTTTTCTTCATCTTTTATTTTATCTTCATTACGTTTTTTCTCAGCATCAATTATTTCACTTACATCTTTTGGAAACATTAATTTTAAATTTTGCAATGCTAATGTTGATGTATATAATCTTGAATAATCTTTTAATATTAACTTACGTAAAATCTCTGAATTTGTAAATGTTTTTTCTGGATCTTCTAATCCATAACCAGTTTCAAATACATCTGTTCTTAAATTTTTGTCTATTATTTCGATAATAGTAAATGCTCTTACTGGAATCACTGGATTTTGTTTAATGGTTGCTAGTATTTTGAAAATTCTAGAATAATCAATCATATTTTTATTGTATTCTGAAATTTTTTCATCAATAAAATTAACAATTTCTACGTATTGATAAAAGGTTAAATCATCTGTATAAATTAAAAATGATTCTAGATATCCAACAACTTCTACAATCGATAACCTGCCTTTAATATATTTTTTCATTAAATTAATTATCATCTTTGTTTTAGGAACTATAGCTGAAACATATTTTTTATATACATCATATCTAGTCATTCCACGCGTCTCTTCTTCAGGAATATTAATAACATAATTTTTGATTCCATTAACAAACTCATTTTCATTAAATTCTAATTCATCATTAATGGATTCCACAAATATATTTGTAACGTTTGTTTTCTTCTTTAAAAATTCCCAATAATTCAAAAATGATTCATTTAAAGTTGCTCTTGTCAAAATATCAGTTCCTGGCAAATTAATTTTTGAAAATCTAATTGTTGGTTCTGGAAGAGTCATAATTGACTTTAAACTCATTGTATCATTATTAGTAATTTTAACTCTTACAGTATTCATCTTTGCAGATGTAGACTCTAACATATTTAGTTTTGTCTCTCCAAGATTGTATTTTGAAATAAGGAAACGTCTGTTTCTTATCATATTATTACTAAATACAGACGAATATAGGTCTTCTAAGTTATCGATTGCGACATTTATATTTGCATTTACTTCCTCTTCACTAATTATACCATTCATATTTTCCTCATCAACTAATTTAAATGGTGTGAAATATGGTGCCAATTCAGAATAAAGAGCAGTATATTTATTACTTTCAGCAGGTAAATTATTGGATTTATAATTATCAAGTAGTTCATTCATATTTCGCAAGTCAACTTCTAACTCAAGATTCAATATATCATTGTTTTCTTCATCAATATTATTAACATCATAAACCTTTTTAATATTTTTAACAACTGGTAAAATCCAATATAAATTTACATTAAAATTATATAGCCATTTTTTCAATGGTCTATAATTAGAACCGTATGTAAGCATAGCTTCAACATTTCCATATTGGTCAAACTCAGAAAATGCAGAACGTAATTGTTTAAATCTCTCTATCATAGTGTGAATATTATTTAAAACTTTTGGAGTTCTTTGTGTATTTGGAATTGTAGAGAGAAGATCATCTAATAAATCGCTTACTTGCTCTTCAATACTAAATCTTTGTTCTTTTGAAGCAACATCTACAAAATTACGCACTGGACCAAATTCTTCATCTCCAAAAACAATCTGGTCAGCCTTAATAATAATATCTCTTAATTGGTCTTTAACATCTTTTGTTGGAACTGAAATTTGAATTTTTTCTACATCAACCATTTTTTTCTCCTCTTCAAGTTCTGGGATAGCTAATTCACCCTCTTCTATTTCTTCTTCTATAATCGGTTTTTTCTCAACAGGCTTCTCTCGAATTTCAATATTTTCAATTGGTAAATTTTCCGGTATGCCTTTGTAATCAAAATTGATATAAATTATATCACCATCTGATGTTTTAACTTCAATCATATCTTCTTCTAAATTAGTTATCTCTCCAGTGATTATAACAGGAATATCTCCGCCAAAATATATATTAACCCATTTACCAGGTAAAAGACCATTTTGTCTTGCATAACTAGGTGAGTCAGCTCTACTAAGTATTTCAATTTTGGTTATATTACCATCACCTAAAACACCATTATCTGATATT